ATTGAGTGGGCTAATCGTGGTATTAACTTGTGGACTGTAGAACCTGGTCAAATTAATCTAAATCAAAATCAAATTATGTATGCATTGCCTGTTGATACAATAGACCTATTAGACATGGTAACTAGAACCGGTACAGGCTCAAACCAACAAGACATTAATATTAACCGTATCAGCGAGTCTACGTATATTACGATACCAAATAAAAACGCTACAGGTCGTCCTATCCAAGTGTGGATTAATAGACAGAGTGGTCAAGAGAACCCTACTGATTTATATACGGTTGGTGCGATTACTTCTACAGCGACTACAATTAACTTAACTTCTATTGTAGGTTTAGCTCAGTTTGGCTTTATTAGATTAGATAATGAAACCATTCAATACGGTGGCGTCACAACGACAACAAGTGGTTCTACAACATACTACCAATTAACTGGATGTATACGGGGTGTTAATAACACGGTAGCTGCAACGCATACTACGGCTACTAGAGTCTTTGTTCAGAACTTACCTACAATAAACGTATGGCCAGCACCAGATCAAAGTAATTTTTATCAGTTTGTGTATTACAGATTAAGACGAATTCAAGATGCAGGTACTGGTATTTCAGTAGAAGATATTCCGTTTAGATTTATTCCTTGCATGGTTGCAGGGTTAGCTGCGTATTTAAGTATGAAGTTACCTAATGTATCTCCTGATCGTATTCAGATGTTAAGAGCAGACTACGAAGCGGCGTTCCAATTAGCAGCTGACGAGGATAGAGAAAAAGCAAGCGTTAGGATTGTGCCTCGTGAAATGTTTTATCACGGATAATTAAATGCCAACCAAATACGCAAGTGCTAAGAACTCGATTGCACAATGTGACCGTTGTGGATTTAGATATAAACTAACGCAATTAAAACGCTTAGTTATAAAGACAAAAAATGTTAATATACTCGTATGCCCAGAATGTTGGGAACCGGATCAACCTCAGTTAAGCTTAGGCCTATACCCAGTTAATGATCCGCAAGCAGTGCGTAACCCAAGACCTGATAGTCCTAGTTATTATCAGTCAGGTTTAAACGGCTTACAAACGGATGAAACAACAGGAACATCAACGTCACAAACGGGCGTTCCTTTAATGGGTAGTAGAATCATACAGTGGGGCTGGTATCCAGTAGGTGGAGCTAGTTTTTTTGATGCACCATTGACACCTAATGACTTAGTAGGAACAAGTGCACTAGGTGATGTAACAATATCAATATCTTAAGGAGAAGTAAAATGGGATTTAAATCAGGCGCAGACGGTATTACTAAACAAGGTAAAACCAAAGGTCGTAACTTAGGTGACGACGGAGCTAAAGTAGCTATTCAAACAGGCCCTAAACATGCGGGTTCTAAAGGCGGTAAAAAGAACATTGACATGAAAACTATGGGTCGTGGCATGGCTAAAGTTGCAGCACAGAAAAAAGGATAATTATCATGGCAAAAAACGACTTTCCAAAACCAACACCAGCAGAGTCATATCCGCTAGGTAATGCTAAAGAAAACAAAGACGCTAGTGAATACACTGGATTTAAATTTCCATCAGGTGGCACAGGCGATGATCTTAATATTTATAAACAACCTATGCCTAATCCAAACAGCATGGACATTGGAGTTTCACAAGATCCTAACAAGTTAAAAGCACAAGACCTTAATAAAAATACTGGCGTACAACGCGTAAGTGCTGGAGATCCAGGTTCTAAAGTTATTAATAGACATGGTGAAAAGACTATGCGTGGATACGGTGCAGCTACTAAAGGCATCAAAACAAGAGGCCCAATGGCATAATAAATGAACTACGCTGAACTTGTCGCACAAATACAGGACTACACAGAAAATACGTTTACTACAACGGATATAAACACGTTTATAACCCAAGCAGAACAACGTATTTACAACACAGTTCAATTACCTGCATTACGTAAAAATGTGACAGGTTTATTAAGCGCTGGTAATAAGTATTTAGCTATGCCTACAGATTGGTTAGCTACATTTAGCTTAGCTGTATTTGGTGCTGATAATGAATATAAATATCTTTTAAATAAAGACGTGAACTTTATTAGGCAATCATTTCCTGATACTGACTCAGCTTTTTATGGAGAGCCACAATACTATGCGGTATTTAATGCATCATCATTTATTGTTGGTCCTACACCTGATATTAATTACTCAGCAGAGCTTCATTATTTTTATTATCCAACGTCTATTACTGTTGCGGGTACTTCTTGGCTGGGGGATAACTTCAGTTCAACTCTTCTTTATGGGTCTTTATTAGAGGCTTATACATACATGAAGGGCGAAAAAGATGTGCTTGATAATTATAGAGCTCGTTATGATGAAGCTATGTTATTACTCAAACAACTTGGTGATGGTAAAGATAGACAGGACGCATACCGCTCAGGTCAAGTTAGATACCCAGTTCAATAAAGGAAACTAAATTGGCAATCGGACAAACACTAGCAACAAGTTTTAAAGTGGAAATTTTAGATGGTATACATAATTTTGGTGTGGGCGTTATTCGTGCAACTACTGCGGCAGATACATTTAAAATAGCTTTATATAGCACATTAGCTACGCTTAACTCTACAACAACAATATATACAACAGATAATGAAGTTACAGGTACAGGCTATGTAGCAGGGGGTAACACATTAGTTATTTCTCAGGCGCCTACCTCAACGAATACTGAAACAGTGGCATGGTTAAACTTTGAGAATTCAAGTTGGGCTAACGCTACCTTTTCAGCAGACGGTGCTTTAATATATAATAGCACTCAAGGTAACAAAGCAGTAGCAGTATTAAACTTTGGAAGTACTAAAACTACGACCAATCAAACTTTTACAGTAACATTCCCGGCGTCTACATCAAGCGCTGCAATTATAAGGATAACATAAATGACAACAGTATCTTCTGTATTTTCAGAAGCACCGCAAGTTAAAGTAAGTAATGTAAGACCGTTAGAAAAAGATTTATATAAGATAATGTGGGACATACCAGAGTATAGAGCAGTAGCTCCTGGTGAACTAATTGCACAAGAATTTTTGAATCAAGCTAGACCTCCTAAAGGGTCATCAGTATTAGACTTAGGATGTGGCACTGGACGTGGTGCTCTTAACTTAGCTTTTTTCGGTGGCTTAAATGTCACCATGGTTGACTTCGCAGATAATTGTTTAGACGAAGATATTCGACCAATGCTAGAAACACAGAAGCATGTTATGCGATTTGTAGAGGCAGACTTATCTGAACCTTTACCTGTTAAAGCAGCTTATGGCTTTTGTACTGATGTGATGGAGCATATTAGACCTCATCACGTAGATAGAGTATTAGATAATTGTTTAGCTGCTTGCCAGCATGTTTTCTTTCAGATTGCTACTGAAGATGACTTAATGGGTAAAGTAGTAGGACACAAGCTTCATTTAAGTGTGCACCCATACGAGTGGTGGCTAAAGAAGTTTATTGATAGAGACTGTATTATTCATTGGTCTAAAGAAGCACCTGGCTATTGCTTATTTTATGTAAGTGCATGGATGAAAGGTGAAGACGTTGTTGATAGAGGCGTTATTAATACAGACGATGAAACTATTAAAGCAAACGTAGAATATAACATTCAAAGGGGTTTTATGCAGGTTCAACCTTACCCTACGAATGACCAAGAAGTTATGATTGTGGGTGGTGGACCATCATTGAATGAACACCTTGAAACCATTAGACAAAAGAGGGCTGATGGTGTTAAACTAATCACAATTAATGGGGCCTATAAATGGTGCCTTGACAACGGTATTACGCCTTCTGCTATGGTTATGGTAGATGCTAGACCTTTCAATGTACGATTTACTGAACCTGTAGTAGATCATTGTAAGTATTTTATTGCTTCTCAATGTGACCCTACTGTGTTTGATGGGCTTCCAAAAGACAGAACTTATATATGGCATACGAGCGCGGATTTGCTTAATGACATATTAGCTAAACATTATAAAACGTGGTATCCGGTTCCAGGAGGATCAACAGTCCTTTTAAGAGCTATACCATTATTTAGAATGTTAGGATTTAAACGGTTTCATCTCTTCGGATGTGATTCTTGTTTAGATGAAAAAGAAGTTCACCATGCATATGAGCAACAAGAAAATGATGGACAGCCGATCATACCCGTAAACGTGGGCGGGAAAATATTCAGCTGCAATCCGTGGATGATTTCTCAGGCACAAGAATTTATTGATTTGATTCGAATGCTAGGGGATGAAATCGAGTTAAACATTTACGGCGGGTTACTCCGTCATATTTTAGAAACAGGCGCTTCATACGCCGACATTAAGGAGATTTAATATGGCTGCATCAGCATGGCAATTATATAATAGTGCCAAAAAATATATAGGTAACGGAACGATCACTCTCGGAGCTGGCGTATTCAAAATGTTATTGGCGACAAGCGCAAGTAATGCATCAACATTTACTTTAACTGCTTACTCACAAATTACAAATGAAATCGCTGCAACAGGTGGTTACACAACAGGTGGTAAAAATTTAGTACCAGCAACAGCATACTGGACAGTAGGTGCTTCAGCAAAACAAATGAAGTTTACAATGTCTACAGTAGGTTTAGCATTTACAGCTTCTGGTGCTTCATTGACTAACATTAAATACGCAGTTATTCGTAACTCAACTGGCGCTACTGCTGGTAGATTACTATGCTTCTGCCAATTATCATCTAGTCAATTTACTGTTACATCACCTAATACATTGACAGTTTTACCTGCTGCTTCTGGCATCTTTACCTTAGCTTAAGGATAAGTCGTGGCATCAGAAGGCTGGGGACGCGGGACCTGGGGCTCTGCTGGCTGGGGGCTAGGTATTATAGCCGAGCCAGGCGCTGGTTCGGTTGCAATCACAGGTTATGCGCCTACTGATGTAATAAGTAATGTAATCACGCCCGCAGTTGGGGCGATAGCAATAACAGGTTATGCGCCTAGTCTTGTATTAGATAGTGCAATTACACCTGATGTTGGGGCAGTAACCATAATAGGTCAAACTGCGCAAGTAAGTGGAAGTATTACGCCTAGCGTTGGGTCAACAACTATAACAGGTTACGCGCCCAACATACAGCAGGATACGGCTATAGTACCTAATGCAGGTGCAATAACTATAACAGGCATAGCATCTGACGTTGTAAGTGGTATTTTAATTACTCCTACCGCAGGAACAGTGACTATAACAGGTCAAACTGCTCAGGTAAGTAGTAGCGTTACACCTGATGTTGGAGCTGTATCTATAACAGGGTATGCACCTAATGTTGGTTTAGATAGAGTTATTACGCCGTCTGTTGGTAGTTTAACCATAGCAAGTGACGCAGGTAATGCAATTGTAGGTGAGTTAATAGTCACAGTAGTAGGCGAGTTATCAATTGCAAGTGCACCACCTAGCTACATTTTAACTGCAACACCAGCAGCAAATGATTTATTATTTACGGGATATGCTCCTCTAGCAGTACAAGGTAAATTTGCTACTCCGGATGCAGGCGCGGTTACTATAGCAAGCGAAGCGCCTA